CGTTGATTGGCGCATTGTCCAATTTTTGGACCGTGTGAGAGAAAGGGTTGCGTCGCTCCTTGGTCCGTGCCCCAAGTACTTAACTGGGGCGTTCGGGCCTGGATCCACCTTCGAGAGTTCGATTCATCTCGGTCAGGCCAGTCGTTCCCTTACGACGGTCGACAAAATAGATGCGCTATGTGGTACAGCGAGCGCACTTGAGCTCTCCGGCTACGCTTGTGTAGCAGACCGCTACCTTGCGCCAGAGGCGTTTGGGATCCAAACGTCTCGGAGAGTCGTTGTTCGAGGGAGTCGTTGGGAAAGCGTTCATAAAAACGCTAAGACCGAACGTAGCATCGGGCTCGAGCCCGGCGTTAACGTTTACCTGCAGCTAGGAGTTGCACGGGCCTTCTGGGCGCCGCTACTCCGCTGTGGGATCGATCTCTCTCGTGGCCAAGAACGCCATAGGTTCCTTGCTAGGAACGCACTCAAACTTGGGCTTGCCACCCTTGATGAGTCTATGGCGAGCGACCTTTGGGCAACCATGGCCGTGCGGTTTCTTCTCGCGCGGTCGCCTCGATGGCTCAGTTTGCTAGAGTCGTTGAGAGCTCCTTATATGGAAGTGGAAGGCCGATGGGTTCGCCTTGAGAAGTTCTCCTCCATGGGGAATGGCTTTACTTTTCCCCTGCAGACCCTACTATTCTATGCGATCACTCGCGAGATAGTAGGCGAAGACGGCTTGGTTAGCGTCTTCGGCGACGACATCATCTGCCCCGCCGACAAGGCGGAGGAGGTGATGGCAGCTCTGAAATTCTTCGGCCATAAGCCGAACGAAGATAAGAGCTTTCACGTCGGAGGATTCCGCGAGTCTTGTGGTGAGGATTTCTTTTATGGACAACCTGTCCGCCCTCACTACCTCGAGGAATGGCCCAAGGATCCACCAGCCTGGATTTCCTTCGCCAATGGTTTGAGGCGAAGGGATTCGGGTCACGCGTTCACGAAGCTTCGGCTTTGGGCTCTGCGTCAGATCCCCACCGCTTACCGCCTCGGCGGACCTGAGCGGCTTGGTGATGCGGTGATCCACGGGTACCGAACTGTCACCAGGTTGGTTAACTGGTGCAAGCAAGTTCGTGGAGTGCAAATCGTTGGCAGAGATGTCAGCGTGAAGTACTTCGACTTCTCAAGCTTGGTTACTGCTGCTGTCTATGGAATCTCCTTTAAGACGCACCGGGAACGTATAGGGACACGTCTCGTCAGTGAAACTGGCGAGAAGGTACCAGTGTACGTTTATCACGAC